CCTACCTTCACTATCACCCCGAGGGAAGACTCTGATGTTCAAATATCCAGTATTTGGAGGACTATACTTGGATTTGTATGGGATATTTCTACTGGAGACGCTCAAATGAAGCAGGCAATACACGACTACGCCATCTCTGGACTGGGATATCTTTATGTATATATTGATACCGAAGCAGATTTTGGGAGGGGCGATGTCAAGTTTACCAATGTTAATCCATTCAGGGTATATGTTCCGCCATCTTCGAGAGATCGTTGGTTTGCGGACGCCGAGAGCATCATATTGTCTACGATATTAACAGGCGAGCAAGTCGTCGCCCTTTATCCCGAACTTGGGGTAGATGAAGACCCAGAAACTGGTGAAGAGATAAAACCATTGATTGATAGCCTGTCGGCATATAGAGAAGAAGACTATCCGACGGCAAGAAACAAAAATTCAATGCAGGTATTTACTCCGTCTGAAACTCAATATTTAGATCAGTTTGAGTTTAGAAAGTACCAGGTTTTAGAAAGATATTATAAGACCAAGGTTCCCTTTTACAGGGTGCTTGACACTTCTACTGGTCAGGAGTATATTTTTAACGATGCTGATATCCAAAGGTATATGGAAGAAAGCTCTGATTTAATTGAAAACGGCGTTGTCCAAATTGTAGAGGTACCTCAAAACAGGGTTAAGGTATGTGCTACTATAGGGGAGGTTGTTTTATACGAGTCTGTGTTAAATACAGATGTTTATCCAATAATCCCATTGCCTAATGTATGGACGGAAAGCCCGTACCCAAAATCGGATGTATCTAGAGCGAGGCCCATGCAAAGGTTATTAAACAAAGTCTGGTCGCTTGCCATATCTCACGCACAGGCGTCCGCAGGGTTAAAACTGCTTGTACCTTTGGGAAGCGTAGAAGATTTAAACCAACTTGAAAAGGACTGGGCTAACCCAAATGCGGTTATTGAGGTTGATTCATCTCAAGGAGAACCACACTTTCCAGCCCCACAGCCATTAGCTGGAGAGTTCTATAAACTAATTCAGCAGTGTGAGTTTTACATAGACTTCATTTTTGGATTGCCAGAAATGATGCACGGGTTTGCTGAAAAAGCCCCAGAGACGGTGAGGGGAACAGAAAGAATGATGGCCCTAGGTCAGGAAAGACCAAAATCCAAGTTGAGAGACATTGAGTTCAGCATAAACAAACTTGGTAAAGTTTTATATAATTACGCAAAAGGGCATTACACATTTCAGAAAATGTTCAGAATTGCTCAGCCAAATAATAATTTAAAGGAAGCGACTGTCAATCTGTATGACGACAAAACAGAGCCAATATTAGATATTGCCAAAGATCGTTATAAGCTTGATCAGCACGATATAAGAATTGAACCTGGCTCTACATTACCAACGAGCAAGTGGGCAGAATTAGGTGTATACCTAGAAGCCTATCAGTTGGGTATTGTAGACAGAATAGAAGTGCTTAAGAAAAATCCAGAGATTTTCGACAAGGAAGGAATCTTATCTAGAATGGATGAAAAACAGCAATTAGTACAACAAGTACAGGGTCTTCAAGGCCAGGTGAAAGATTTGCAAGGGGACTTGCAAACTGCCCGAAGGGAATCTGTAAGTGACAGAAAGCGTGTAGAAGTTGAAAAACTGAAAACAAGGCTTTCCGAAATATCTTCAGATGCCAAAGCGGATAGAAGGGTTGAATCCAACAAAATGCAAAACAAGGTAAAGCTCGAAGCAGAGAGATTGAGGCGTGAAGCAGATCGCCTCGGTCAAGCTCTAAAAGCATAGAGATATCTTAGAAGGAGTTTAAGACAAATGTCAAACGAATCCGAGTTAATCAAAAATACTGTCGCCGAACAGGACACATCATTAGAACAGGAGTCCTATCAGGAATCAGCCGCTCAACAAGCGGGGGTTGCTGAAATGGTGCCTGAACAAGGACCAGACTGGGAAGGGGAAACAAAAAAGTTTCAATCAATGTACGATAGATCTCAATCAGAGGTTGATCGACTGAAAAAATTGGAGCCTATTGGAGACCTTCTTGAAAGTCGTCCAGATTTAGTTCAGGTATTGCAAGAAAAAATTGCAAATCCGAATGGTGGATCAGAGCAAACAGCTCAACTGGACGAGAACGACTTTAACCCTTGGGATGCGTATTACAAGCCAGATTCGCCGTCGTATAAGCACCGAGTTACGAAAGAGCAGGAGACCGTTGGGTCTGCTGTGAATCAAATTCGGAGTGAGTTCGCACAGCGTGAGGCCAATACGCAACAACGACAATTCCTAAACGCTACCGTTAATGAGCTACGATCTAAACACAATATGAATGACAATCAAGTCTCTCAGTTTTTAGAATGGTCGGCGCAGCCAAAAGAGGCGGTGGGGTTAGGAAACCTCGTAAAATTATGGAAGGATGTCCATGGAGCTCCAGCTCGTGGGCAAACATCAATTGATGCTGTGAAGGCAGTGCAACAGGTACCGCAGTCAGCGGGAGTGTTGCAAGGTCAGCCAGCTCAAGTCGTCACTGATGACGATAAAGTGTTTGACCGTGTTCTGTCAGCCTCTAGACAAGGCAGACTCCCATAATATAAGAGGTTATTTTCCAAATTAAGGAGACATAATGGCTTACAAAATAGGTACAATGCTTTCGAGCAATGTAACTGAAGCAGCAGCTTCCGCTGGTGTGGGACAAGCACCTGATCAAAGACGATTATACGATTTCTCTGATCGGGTTGCAGAACTATCACCTGAAGAATCACCATTTTTTGTATACCTTTCTAAGGTATCAAAAGCAGCTACGGACGATCCAATTTTCCGCTTTCTAGAAAACCGATCAAAGGTTGACTGGTCAAGCAGAAACTTTAGTCTTGGTGCTGCTGTGAATGGCGGTTCTGCGGTTAGTGCTGGAACAGCTTACGCTTTTGTTGTTGATGACGGTTCATCAGCTAGTATTGACTGGCTGATAAAAGGTATGGTCTTTTCAGTAAATACTGTAGATTCAGCCGCAGGTTGGGCACAGACACTCGTAAGAGTTGACAGTGCCGTTACCGACGCTGGGGCAACATCTACATTTACTGGGAGAATCATAGATGTATCAAACTCAAATGTAAGCGGGTACAATGTTCTTGCTGACGATGATCCCTGCCAAGTAGTTGGTACGGCATTCGCAGAAGGAACAGGATCACCAGACGCCTGGGCTAATGAAATTGAAGACGATTTTGGGTACACCCAAATCTTCAAGACTAGTGCTGAAATGTCGAATACATCTATCGCAACCCGCTATCGTGGATACGCTAGCGAATGGGATAGAATTTGGGCTCTTAAGCTTCGTGAACATAAAGTAGATATTGAGCGTGCAATGCTGTTTGGTCAGCGTGCACGAGTATCTAGCATCCAGTATACTGAAGGTATTGTGGGACACATTGTAAAAAATGCGAACCCAGTCGCTGATGATTCAGCACTTTCGTATTCATCTGGTGCACCCTACTATCGTTCATCGACTGCCGCAGAACTCACATACGACAGATTCTTAGGCGATCTTGAAGTAATCTTCGATCCAGCTCGTGGCGGTTCCGCCGAGAAATTGGTTCTCGCAAGTCTTCCTGTTGTTACTCAACTGAATAAAGTTGGTAATACAGGATTTCTTGATGTGTCTACAGCTAGCACCCAAGTCCAACTTAATGCTCCTCTGGAGCAGAGAGAAGGAGCATTTGGTCATAAAGTAATGAACCTTGAAACTATTCACGGCGACCTTCACATTGTGAAGGAACCGCTATTCCGTGGCATTGCCAGTGGAATGATGTGCATAGTTGATATGGGTAAAGTTGCTTACCGACCTCTTGTTGGTAATGGTGTAAACCGTGACACACAAATCGAAACCAATGTTCAAGCCGCAGACGAAGACCTTCGGAAAGATATGATTCTAACCGAAGCTGGTCTGGAAGTTACTCTTCCTGAAGCTCACGCACTCTATAACTTAGAAGGCGTATAGGAGTAGGTAATGAGATCTGCATATATTGAACAGAACAGTGGAGCTGGTGGGTATTTAGCACCATATCAGAGGATAACAGCAGCCGTGACTTTAACAGCAGTAGAAGATAGTGGAAAAGGCTTCTTGCTCGATTCCGCTGGTGGAGCGTATTCAATTACGCTACCAACAGCTACGGGAGCAGCAGAAGGCACAAACTACAAATTCTGGGTTGAAGAAAACACACCGACAGGGGCAATCACAATTGCCGCTGGAAGCGCTATTATTTTCGGCAAGGTCAACGAAACTGAAGTTGACACAGGCGATGACGGTCCAGGTTCTAGTGCCGCTACGGGGGTATCAAATGTTATTTTTGGTACATCCGCAGTGAAAGGCGACTTTTTAGAGTTTACTTTCAGCCATGGAGCATATTGGATGTTTGGTTCATCAGCTGCCGATGGTGCAGTTACTACATCATAATCCGTAAGGATTACACCTTTTGGGTAGGTGGGGGATGGTCGTATAAAGGGCTGTCCCCAAAAGCCCTAAGATTTTTAAAAAGTTAAAACGGAGATAAAATGGCAGCATATAACACGCTAACTAAAATTATAGTGGGCACGGTCCCCTCTGGAACGCAGGACAGCGGTACCACAGGGACATTAGCAGAACTGATTAATACCTTTTGGCAAACTCTAGATAGCACCAGCGGTGCAGTCCAGAGTATGACCTCTGTTCAGGTGGCCCCTTACACAGTTGCAGTAATTATAGTTTACTTAGGTTAATAGGAGGCGACCATGCCTAAAGTTGGCAAGAAAAAGTTCCCCTATACAGAAAAGGGGAAAAAGGCAGCAAAAAAATATGCCAAAAAAACTGGCAGAAAAGTTAGTAGTAAGAGGTATTAATGGCTACTTTTGAAGCACAAGTAGAGGGACTTACCAGTCTATCTATTGATGGTAGCAGTGCGCCTACTCAAACAGAACTCACTCAGTTCTTGACCGATGGGGCCAAGGAGATATTAAGTGTTCTTCCTAAGCAGAAAAAGGCTATGTATTCCACATCTAATACGCTAGATAGTGGTGACACCACCCTAACGATTGGTGGCTCTGAGATTTTAGGTGTTGTACGGAATGACGGAACGATTGATCAGCCATGTAGAAGGATACCTCTATCTTTAAGCGGGAGAGCACAGGATAGTGAAGAAATGGTATATGGGACTGCAACAGATCCAGTCTGGTGGATTACAATCAATGCTTTGAATATGTTCCCTACTCCGACTGACGCACAGAATGGTCTCATTCAGACGCTCGCATATCCAGCTGTCGCATACGGCGATAGTGCTATAACAAAATTTCCAGACGAGGCTGAATACCTAGTTCCTATATATGCGTCTATTAAGGCTATTCAGAATGCATTAGGCGCTAAGGCTGGGAATTCAGACATATCCACTGCATTAAGCGCAATTACTTCAACGCTTAATGAGGTAGATAATATAGTGGATGTAGCCAAGGGCAAGGTAACTGATTTTTACACTTCTATTGGAGATATTGATGATACTACACAGTTGTGGGATGATACGAATAAAAGATTTGCAGTTGTCAAAAATGCTTTGGATTATGCTGGAAACTTAATAGATGGGAATAAACCTGATGCAGCCTATGATGCAGCGCAGAATTTATTAGATGTAAACGCCGCCCTTGATGGGATACAGGCTCATTTAGCTGATGGAGAAACTGTTCTTGGGGCAAACCCAGCAAGTGGTCTTATATTTGACGCATTAGGTGCAATAACCACTAACGCTGGTAGTTCTGTAACGGCTCTTGGCAATATGGCAACAGAAATGGCACTTGCAAATGCAGAAGTAGATGGCGTAACAACAACCTTAGCACAGGCTCTGGCATTAACTGATTCTGGCAGTACTGATATTGCTACTGCTTTAGATGGAATGCAAACAGCTAATGCTAAGTTTCGAGCTGATGGTGGTGACCCTGCATTATTTGGAGATGAGTCTACTTATGATACTGCAGATTCAGCAATGACAAATGTTAAGATTTATGTAGATAGAGCTATTAGCTATATAAATGGTGATTTCCCCGCTGCTACCCACGATTTACTTTTAAATTTAGCTGATGTAGATACACAGCTTACTAACGAAGACATTGAACTTGCAGGTGCAAGAATGAAACAAGCACAAACAACAATGAATGCTGTGCAGACCGACCTTCAAATAGCTCAAACATATATAACAGAATGGAATACAATGGTTCAAACCTTAGTGCAGGAGGTGAACGCATTTGCTTCCGAAGCCAGCGCTAGGTATGGATGGGTAAACGCTAAAGCTGTTGCGTGGCAAGGAAAATTGTCAGCAGCACAAGGCTATATGGCTACAGCGGGTGGTTATGCAAGTCAGGCTAGTGGATTTAATGCATCTGTACAGGCTTATGCTGGTGAGGTTCAGGCTAGATTATCTTATGCTGACGCATATCAAAGAGCATCGGCTGCAAGGAGTGCAGAAGGTGGCGCTCGTATTAATCAACTAAGTGCAACGGTTAGTGTTGCTGCCCAGGAATTAGCTAGGGCAAATATAGCCATTGCTGAAATTAATACGATTATGTCTTCATACAGATTAGAACTAGAAGGCGTAGGTCCATACCTACAAGCAGCGTCTGGTTATATATCGCAAGCGCAAGGATATTCTACTGAAATTCAGGCAAGGCTGTCTGTGTTAACAACAGAATATACTTGGTTAGAAAAGCAACAGGCAAAACTTCAGGCGGACTATGATAAAGGCCTACAAATGGTAGCGGGGGCTTAATAATGCCGTTTACTGAAGTATCATTAACAGAAGAAACAACTTTTACTGAAGTTGCACTAACAGAAGAAACGGATTGGGGTCCATTGGGAACTATCTGGGAAGACGCTGGCGAACTATCAGGGGCTTGGAACCTTTTAGATTCGAACAACTGGGAGGATATGGAATAATTATGG